TCCTCCATCGTCACGCGACCGCCCTGTAGCGAGGCCACCGTGATCAGTTGCGGTTTGTAGGCCACGTGGCTCAGTCCCACCTTCTGGGCTCCTTTCACGTCGTCCAGCACGCCGTTCAGGTCGGTCTTGCCGACAAACACGCCGTCCTCGGTCGTCACACTTACCAGTGGAATGCCGTTACCCTCGGCATCCACCACTTCTATTCTCTGCGCTATTGCGCTCATAGCAGTCATCATGGCGACTGCTGCCAACATTAGAATCTTTTTCATTTGCTTGATATGATGTTTTGTTTGAATATTCTGCTTCGTTGAAAAACGTGCGGGGCTTTTGTTTCAGACGGCTCGCCGCCGCACGTCGGGGGTTATTATGAGAGAGGTCGCCGCCAATGGGTTGGTTTATTCCGGCGTGACTGGCGTGGGCTCGGGTTCCGGCTGCGGCTCTGGGTCGGGTGTCGGTTCGGGCTGCGGGTCGTCGTCGTCAGAAGAGCCGTCGGCGGTGGTGCCCTTGCGGGCGAGAATCTGCTTGTAGTGGTCGATTTCGGAGTTCAGGTTGCTGACGATGCCGTAGTAGTCGATGGTGTCGGGCACTTCGACGATGGCCAGGGCGTTGATGAGTTTCACCAGGTCCTTGTAGGCCTGCTCGGCCTGGATGCGGGTCTCGCGCACGATGCCCTTCTGCTGGTACGACTGCGCCTCGGTGCGCTCGTTCATCTTTGCCAGGAATGCCTCGTTCTTCGTCTTCAGGTCGGCGTAGAAGTCGTTGATGCCAGTGGCGTTCAGGGCCAGTTCGCACTGGTAGTTGCGGTCCATCTCCTGCACCATCTGCTGGATGGCGGTGGTCTCCTTCATGTACTCGGCTGAGGGGTCGAGGGTGTACTTGTCGCGGATGTTCTGCAGGTACTTCGCCCGCTGGGCCTTCTCGGCGTTGGGCGACGAAATCATGGCCTTGATGGCCTGCAAGAAGGCGGAGAGGGCCTTGTCGCGCTGCTTGTCGAGATCCTCGAGTTCCTCGGTCTGTGCCCACTTGCGCTGCTGGGCGTAGGCCTCGTCGAAGGCAGCGTAGGCCTGTGAGCAGTTGTTTGGCTTTGATATTCATGTCGTTTGCTGTTTAGGGGTTAAACGGTGGTTCGGGGTCGCTCGCGGGAGTTCCGCGAGAGTGTCGAGAGGGTTCCGGGTGCTTGCGGAGGTTCCGCGAGGCCGCCGGAGCGGTTTTTCGCGCTTGCGGAGGTTCCGCAGGTCTGCCGGAGCGTTTTGGCGGCCTCGCGGGATGTCCGCAGGCGTCACGGGGCGTGACGGTGCTTAGTCGTCGTAGTTGAAGATGAGTTCCGAGAGGCCGAGCACGGGGTCGCCGTAATGGCCGAACACCTCGAAGCGGAAGTACTGCATGTCCTTAGGCTGCTGTTGGTTGAATCAAGCCACTTGCGCTTGCGGACATGCAGGTAGGTAGCACGGCCACGGATAGGGAAATCCTGGATAGTCCGGTACTCGCCGAAACCGTGGGATATAACTGAGGAATATTTCTTGTCCTCACGCATCTGGACCTTCTTCTCGGAAGGATGGCACGAAGCAGCTTGGTTGGTTCCATGATGCAAAGGTACAACTTTATTCTTGATTAGCCAAGCTTCACCAACCGGAAAAATCCGCTGACCCTTCATTCTGCGGAGAGAACAACAAAGCCCCGAGGTTTTTCCTCGGAGCTTTGAACCTGTTCATCCTGCGGAGAGAACAACAAAGCCCCGAGGTTTTTCCTCGGAGCTTTGAACCTGTTCATCCTGCGGAGAGAACAGAATCCTCCGCATATATTACCATTTATCTCTCTATATTGAATTCTCTTAATTATCAGCCTGTTAGGCATTTTGTTAATATAACTAAATACATTAGAATATATTTTGTTTTCTCGAAAAGTGTGCGTAAATTTGTGCACAATTTTGAAGTTGCGCACACTGCCTTTTATGACATTTAGCACGGCTTCTTGCCTGCAAAGGTAGTAAAAACTTACGAGATAAACAAGAAAAAAGCCAGATTTGTGGAAGAGCAGAAAATAAGCGAACTTGATACCATCATAAAGAAACATTAGTGCTATGGCTGTAAAATTCTATATTGACAAGCGACTGAACAAGGAAGGCGAAGCACCCATTCGGTGTTCAGTAAGCATCCAGGGAAAAAGACTTCTCACGACAACTGGAGCGAGTATAAAGCCGGAACATTGGGATAATAGTTCCCAGAAGGTGATTATCTCAGCTGATGGCAAGGCTGTCACGAACTCCAAGGGGGTAACTGCCCGTCAGTTGAATGCCCGTCTGAAAGAGATAGATTCCTACTTCTCCAACTTGGAGAATCAGCTCTGGACAAGCCACGAGGAAGTTGGTGACATCAAAGCTATCTTCAACAGCCAGTTTGGAAAGCTGCAAACTGCGACCAAGGAATCTGCAGATGACAGCAACACCTTTTTCTCCATCTACGACATGTTCCGTGAGGAGATGGCCATTCAGAAAGACTGGACTCACGCCACCCAGATTAAGTTCAGTTCTCTGAGGAAGCATCTTGAAGACTATAATCCGAAGTTGTCATTTGAGAAACTGGACGAAACAGGCCTCTCCAACTTCATGGTGTTCTTGCGCGACAAGTGTTCTATGCGCAACACCACCACATTGAAGGTTATGGGGTTCCTTAAGTGGTTCCTTCGATGGGCATCAGCTCACGGATATTGCTCTGACGAAGGTTTCAAGAGCTTCACTCCAAAGCTAAAGACCTCTGAGAAGAAAGTCGTGTTCCTCGACTGGGACGAATTGATGAAGGTGTATGAGTTTGAGTTCCCAGACAGGGGCGACAAACTGACGTTGAAAGACATCAACGGGAAAAAGTATGAAAAAGTTGTCTGCATCGGTAAAGAGACCCTGGAGCATGTCAGAGACCTCTTCTGTTTCTGTAGCTTCACATCGCTACGCTACTCTGACATGGCCAATCTGAAGCGAAGTAACGTTTTCACGGGGTATATACAAATAACCACCCAGAAGACCTCTGACATGCTGAAAATAGAGCTGAATGACTATTCGCAGGCCATCCTTGATAAGTACCAGGACAAGACTTTTCCCTACAGTCGTGTGCTGCCGGTAATAAGCAACCAGCGTATGAATGAGTACATTAAGGAGATGGGTGAGATTTGCGGATTGAATACGCCTGAAACAGTAACATACTATGTTGGCAACAAGCGTTATGATGAGACATATCCCAAGTGGGCTTTGCTTGGCACGCACACGGGCAGGCGTACCTTTATATGTAATGCCTTGATGCTGGGCATCCCGCCACAGGTTGTGATGAAGTGGACTGGCCATAGCGACTACAAGGCCATGAAGCCGTACATTGACATTACCGATGCCGCCAAGGCTGACGCTATGAAGAAGTTCAATAAGACGGAAGGAGCGTAACACATTTTTTCGCATATAAACAAATTTTAACACGCAAAAAAAAGCCTGTTATACCGACTCTCCCCCTCACCCCCCAGGGGGATATTTTATGTTTTCCTGTTGCGCTGAATTGTTTTGCAGCCTTCCGCTTCGCCTTAACAAAACCCTCCGCTAAACGCCATATTTCTGTTTAGGATATAGACTGTTATATCTATCCTCTCAGAAACAAAGTTTGCAACAAGCTTATTTACAGCATGTTACAAAGTTCGGACTCGGCCAACTATGACAAATTTGATACTCTATTATGACAAATTTGATACTAAATCCATATTTATCTATGACAAATTTGATACTCACTATGACATCTAAAATCCAATGTCATAGTTAAAACACATAACAACAATTAACAATCCACCAATATCTATTTATATTTAACTATGACAAATTTAATAGTTACTATAACGTCTGAGACATAATGTCATAGTTAAATTATTGTTAATACGAATTCTTTCCTGCAGCCTGCAACCTTTGCTCTAATTCATAGATTCTCGCTTTCAATTCTACGTTTTCAATAGTTAGACTTTCGAATCTCGCTAATAACTCTTGAAACTCCGCGGAAGGAGTCGTATATTCATTTGTACTGATATTCTTATTAGCAACATTTTCATCCACGCAGTATTCTTCAAAGAAGTTGTGTTGCAAGAGAATTGATATATTCTTTAGCTTTGATGTATCCATAGCCGTTCTTTTAAGAAGCCTACTGGCTTCAGGTTGTTGAATCCCCATCAATCTGGCAAATTCAGTTTGCGATATACCAGCCACCTTAAGATAATCTCTGATACTCTCCCCTATATGAACTAAAGGAATTGAGAAATGCCCATTGTAGTTCCGCATATCTTCCCTCCCGCAGTATTCTTCAAAGAAGTTGTATTCCAATTTCATGGATATAACTATCAGTTTATTGATATCCATTGATTTTCTTTTTAGTAATCGGCTGATATTTGACTGAGGCATTAGCATCAGCTTTGAAAAATCAGCCTGTGTCATTTTCTTCTTTATCAACACTTTATCTATAACATTCCCGATATGAATATCTGGGATTATAATTGCACTTGAATCCATATATTTATATATTATGTGTTAAATAATCATAATTTATCGCTATGATATGTATGTATATGATATAAAATATGTACTTTTGTGATATAAATCAAAAAATAATCTCCTGCAAAGATACATAAAATATATCAAATATCAAATATAAATTCAAAAAAAATGGAAACACTAATTCAGATTACCGATTCAACACCTGTCGCAATACTGACAGTAGGACAACAGAAGGAACTATTCCGTGAATGGATAAAAGATATATTCGGAATGTCTGGAAGTGAGATATCTGTTCCAAGAGATTCTACGGCAAGAGAATCTACCCCTCGTTACGTATATGGAATAGCCGGTATCTCAACTCTGTTTAACGTTTCTTATGGCACAGCCTGTAAATTAAAAGACGGAGTGTTAAAACCTGCCATCATGCAGCAAGGGCGTAAGATAATATGCGATGCCGATATGGCTATCAAACTCTTCAGTCAGAAATCCGATATTAAATAAGTATAAGTACACATGTCTGTTCCCGCACCTATAGACCATAAATATATCATCCAGTCGCTTATCTTCACGATGGCCAAGTATGACTACTCAATCTACGAGAAGCGTATCTTGTACCGTCTGGTAGAATACGCCCAGGCAGAGATAGCTGGTATAAAGATAAAGGACAACATGCATAGTTTACATCACACTCAGTCAGACGTTGTTATTTCCATGCCGATAGTTTCAGTCTTGGTACCCGGAGAGACCGACACACCAAACAAGCACTATAATGAGGTCAAGAAAGCGTGTAAGGGTTTAGGCACTAAGTATTTCGAGTTCGAAGATGAAAAGGGAAATTACCGGGGAGATAATATTATATATAACATCCATATAGAAAAGGGAACCGGCATTATGAATTTTCATGTCGTTGACTGGATATGGGAAGCCATCCTGGATTTTTCAAAGGGTTATCGAAAATTCGATTTAGCCATTGCTATGATGCTCCGAAGCTTATACTCGATGCGTTTCTTCGAAATGATGGCTGGCCAGAAGACCCCCCTTGATATAACTGTATCTGATTTACGGAAGCAGTTCAGGCTAGAGAACAAATACAAACTCACAGTTGATTTTCAGAAACGAGTGATTCAGCCTGCCCAAGAGGAGTTAAATAAAGTTTCTCCCTATTCATTTGAGTTTAAGGCCAACTATGTTGGTAAGAAGATTGCATCATACACCTTTTTTCCCGTGCATATTGATGCCAATGAAGACAAGAAACTAATAGAAGTCGAGCGGCAAGCAAAGATAACCGCACGATTCCAACTCGATCAGCGTATTTATGATTTTCTCAAATACAGCTATCAATTTAATGTTGATGAGATAAATAAGAACAAGAAGACACTCTTGGAGGGCCAGAAGAGGATTGCCAATTTTGTTGATTTTATAGGTGACGTACATCAAAATGCCATAAAGTCTGGCAATCCCAAAGCTTATATTATAGGCGCTGTGAAGCGTAAACTTAATGACATTGCTACGAATGAGGTCAAAGAGCAACGCTCTCCGAGAACAGCTTCTATAGGCACTGGATATACAGCAAACTTATTTGATATAAATAATATATAAGGTATGGCATACAAGGACAAGACTCGACGTGTTGGTTGTCAGCAACCTATTGACCCGAACATGGCACATGTGCAGCCGCAGGCTACGGATATTGAGCGTGCCGTGCTGGGTGCTCTGATGATTGATAAAGATGTAATTGTAAACATCGGCAGCATGTTGAAGCCGGAGAGCTTTTACGAACCTCGCAATCAGAAAGTGTATCAAGCCATCATAGAACTCGCCATGCATGACCAGCCTGTGGACGTATGGACGGTAACGGAACAGTTGGCGAAGCAGGGTAATCTGGAGGATGTCGGAGGGCCAAGTTACATAACAGAATTATCGTTAAGAGTCGCCACGTCGGCCAATGTCGAATATCATGCGCGAATCGTTGCGCAAAAGGCTCTTTTACGCCGTCTTATTTCTTTGTTTAGTAACGGCCAGACTCAGGCTTTCGACGAGACCACCGATGTTGATGAACTGATGCAGTATATCGAAGCTTCAGTGTTTGAACTTGCCACGGGTAACATTAAGCAAGACTATGTAGGTATTAACGTGGCTGTGAAAGAATCTTGCGACAAGATGATGGCAGCCTATTCCAACAAAGGAGAATTGACTGGTGTGCCAACTGGATATTTGAAGTTAGATGAAACAACAAATGGATGGCAGGCTTCCGACCTCGTGATTATCGCTGGTCGCCCTGCGATGGGCAAGACAGCGTTGGCATTATCTATGGTTAAATCGATTTCTGTGGACAGGGGAATCCCTGCGGGAATCTTCTCCCTCGAAATGTCGAAGTCACAACTTACCGACCGTCTCATCGCTAACGTAACCGATATAGAGGTTTCAAAAATCCTGAGCGGGAGATTATCCTTGCAAGAATTAAATCAATATGACAAAAGGATTTCATTGCTGTGTAATGCACCTATATATATCGACGACACCCCTGGATTAACTTTGATGGAACTTAGAACCAAGTCACGTCGAATGGTTCGTGAGCACCAGATAAAGATAATCTTCGTTGACTATCTTCAGTTGATGAACGCCAGCGGTATGCGTTCCGGAAGCCGACAGGAGGAAGTCTCAAATATCTCTCGGTCCCTCAAGGGATTGGCAAAGGAGCTGAACCTTCCCATCATTGCACTAAGTCAGCTCAACCGTGGTGTAGAAAGCAGAGAAGGTTTAGAAGGCAAGCGTCCACAACTCTCAGATCTGCGTGAGTCGGGAGCAATTGAGCAGGATGCCGATATGGTGCTCTTTGTCCATCGCCCCGAGTACTATCATATCTATCAGGATGACCTGGGACATGACCTGCGTGGTATGGCTCAGATTATCATTGCCAAACATCGCAAGGGCGCCATAAAGGATATACTACTTACTTTCAATGCTGAATATACACGATTCGAAGATGAAAGTGACAGGGCATTGGATAACACTCCAAAGCAAGTGCCAGAAGAGTCGAAGGAGGTTTCGACTGAGGAACCTACCTTTGATAGTGATAATTTCGGTCCTTTACCCTTTTAAAAAGAAAAACAAGAAAGACAAATAGTATGACTATGAGTAAGACTATAGAAGAGCTGCAGAAGCAGACAGCACAGTATGCCGTAGAGCATATCACTGGCAAGGGGATGCACACCGGCATCGCCTGGCTGCGAGACTCGTTCAACGAGCTATGTGAGGCCATGGGGGCGAACGAGTTCAACCCCGAGGACATTGGCTTTGAGATGGACGACCTGGTAGAGAATCTGAAGAAAGCCCCATGGGTGGCTCAGATAGCCGCCAAGTCAGCTAACAGCCGAACAATGGAGGATATTGACCGTGTAGTCAATGACTTTATATGTGAGTTCTGGCTGATGTCTCCAGAAGAGGTGACAACTAAGGATGTCGCCGACGTACTGAAAGTCGCAGACCCACTAAGCAAGCGCCATCTGGTGGCAAACAAGGTGGCCATCGACTGCATCCGTCCGCTGAGCCATGACGAGCTGTACCGCCTCGATGGTGTGCTGGCAGACCTGGAGAAGAATCCCAACTTAGGAAAAGAGAAAGAAATAACAAGATAATAAATTATTCACTAAATCGAAAAAGTTATGAATACGATTTTATTTTCAGGCACAGTATTTTTTTGTCTTTCGCCGTTATTTTTGCTTATTTGGGGATGAGAACTGAAGACGACGATACGGAGAAAAAAGTAACTTATTGCTTTACCGCTATTTTATGTCTTTTGGGAGGATTTGCAGGTATTTATTTCGGGAACAGGGATGTCGAACAAGAGAAGGAACTTCTTGGTGTTGATGATAAGGGTTTCTATATCAAACGAATAGGAACGCACGATTTTATCGTCAACTACCATCACGAAGCCGATAATCCTCCTGTCCACGACCCTGGCTGTCCCTGCGGATGGAAGGGAATTATTGTCGAAAAAGACACCGTTCCCAGTAACTACAATAGTCAGAAATAATTGTTTCACACTTTAAACAGCAATGGAAAATAACATTACAAGCAAAATGTATTCGTTCTGGAATGAGTACATGGTCCAGTTGATTCTAATAGTATTATTCTTTTTCTTTGGTATCTCTTGTCTGATAGAAGGTGACTATAAGTATGTTATCATATCTGTCGGTAATATTCTTATGAATATTCTCATTATATTATATTTCCTCAAAAGGGAACGCGACAGGAGAAATAAAGAGAAAGGTATAGTCACCGACATTCATAAGTAGTAACAATAACAAGTATATAATATGGAACTTACAATTTTACAGATTGAGTTGATACAGACATGGTTCTTTTTTAGTATAACAATGATTACTCTGTTTATCATGCTATGGTTCTTTGCTATTAAAGACCCTGATGACAAAAAAGACCCCTGCAAGAGAGGTATCTTCTGGATTATAGTTACCTGCATGGTTTGTGTTCTTATATGCGGAATATCCACGGACTACTACCTGAGAAATTACAAGTATAAGGATGGAGTTTACCATTATTGGTGTCCCAGGTGTGGTCATCTGCATAAATATGACGATGCCGAATAGACAGACGTATAGAAATAACTGATAAAAAGAAAAAGATATGAGCAAAGTAATAAGTTTTATTAGAGACCCGCACATAGTATGCGAGAACAAAGGCACAGCCCCCATCACCCTATACAGTGGCTATAGAGTCCTCATACAGGATGAGGACGGTGGCATCTATGTCAGAAGTCTGACAGATTATGATATCGATGGCTCCCTGGATGCCGATGACATCCTCGATCTGGGATATAAAGACTGTGAGGAAGCCAGCAAAGAGGTCATCAGAGAGTCTATTAAAGCATGGCACTCGCCGGAACGTAACAGCAGCAGCGAGACACTACGAGAAACAGCAGAATATGTCCTGACGGACTTCCTCCGTGCGAAAATGATCGACCAGAAGATGTTTAACGAGATACTGGCAGAGTATGAATAGCAGTGCAATGTAAAGACGAGAGTTAATAATTTATTATATGGCTAAGATAATTGTGATTGCCAACGGTAAGGGAGGTACGGGAAAATCGACCCTGTGCATTCACTTTGCCAACTACCTTAGCAGTATCGGTAAGGCGGTGGCCGTCCTCGATGCTGACGAGGGTCAGACTGTTATGAAGATGAGAGCTGCAGAGCTGGGAAACAATCCCGATGCCAAACAGCCGTGGCCTGTATGGAATGCCACCCACAATTCCGAGGCGTTCATGGAACGTGCCAAGGCAATGAGTGACAGTTACGTCCTTGTGGACTGTCCTGGTAGTCTGAACGGAAATCTTCTACCCTATTTCAAGTTTGCAGATGTCATCGTCATTCCTTTCCGGTACGATGATGTGGTTATTATGCGCACGATGGACTTCATGAAGGTTCTGAAGATGGAAGACATCAATGCTAAGCAGCTGTTCCTGCCGAATTGTATAGATGTGAGAATCAAGAATCCCAACGAGCAAGTCATCAAGGATATGTTTCGCAGGAATGGCGGTGCTGTGCTGCCTCGGGTCAAGCAAGGTGTTGCCGTCCAGCGTGTATCAACGATACGTCCCATCGACAACTACCAGAAGAAGGCAATAGAATTCGCTATTGATGGCATTCTGAATGTGGTAGGATGATGGGGAACTTAGTAATTTAATAATTTAATAAATTATGAATACCGATAAGAACAAGTCCGTTTTAAGTTTCGACAACTTTGACGACATTTCGTCAGATACGAGAGATTCCGTCCAGATGCAACATGACTCCCTTGCCGGTGGAACGTCACCGAAAAATCCTGAACGCATCACAAAAGGAGCTGCTGCAGGATGCAAGCCAGGATCCTCCAGAAAAACATACGTCCTTACAGGAGTATGTATCGGCAAATTAAAAGCTATCGCCGGTCATCTGGGGCTGCCAGAGGTGGCCATCGTACAAGATATGCTGGATAAAGGAATTGAAGAATACGAAAGGAAGTACGGTGCTGCCATTTCGAAACTATGGCAATCAGAATAATTTAATAATTTATTAAAATGAAAATATAGTTTAATTAGTAAAGTTAGTAATTATGACGAAAGAAGAGACAAAAATAATGCGTCGTAAGTATGCAGGGATGGCAATGCAAGCCATTCTGACAAATAGCAATTTTTTTTATAGCCTCGTCGATGGATCACAGAAATCGGAAATTCCCGTGGCCGCAGCTATAGCGAGGTTTGCTGTATCTTATGCCGATGCACTGGTAAATGAGCTGACAACAGCGGAGGGCTGAATATGGCAAAAACAATCACATTCAAAAAAGGTATAGACCTGGATCGAATAGACGATATCCTGACAGGAGTCAGAATGCGCAACCTCATGCCAGACAAGGTAAGAGGTAAGCGAGCACCGATGGTACTCTGGGCATTAGAGTATCTGAACAGATTGGTACTGAAAGGTAGTATCAGGATGCAGGCCGCGATGTTTTCAGACAACTGCAGCGAGGTGGAAGCATTGCAGAGTGAGATAGCCCAGTTGAAAAAATATATCAAACAGTTGGAACAGCAGCTTGCCAAGGCTGCCACACGCAAAAGATGGTGGCAGTTATGGAAGTAATGACACTTATTTTAAAAGTAATTGCAGTTGAAAAAATAGTCATTACAAATTATGAAGATAACGATAGACCAAGAGGAATATGACACTATGATTGCTCTTATTCAGGGCCTTCAGAAACAGATTGCCGAACAAAAAGAGGCCGAACTGCTTCTGAGGAAGATGGTTGACGTTCTTACACTCTGCTGTGACAGGCTGTGCAAGCGTCTCGGAGAGGAACCCCTATCCGAGCGGTTGGCAAGAAATGAGCAAGTTGCTCATGCCAAAGTCGTTGCAATGAAGTAAAGGATAATTTGCATAAAAAGGTGTAGAACGAAACAATAGTCGAAATTTTTTCGTACCTTTGCAGCATATCTTCGGCATCCATGATATGTTAGGTACTAACAGAAGGTATGAATGAAGTTGAAATGACGGTTATGGCAGAAGAGAGGTTCATCACAAGATTATCGAAGTCACATCTGGAGAGTATCTTCAGCTGGTGCCCTCCATACGAGAAAGAGAGAATACTGAATCACAACAAACCGAGTGTTGGCGGTGCAATGGCCATGTTTATAGGACAGGAAGCTGTTGCATACCTGTATTACCGCGAACTGTCGAGAGATGTGGCAAGGATAGAATTTATAGAGGTGAACCAGAAACTGCGTAGGCAAGGTGTTGGCAAGCGTTTTATGGAACAGGCCTTTAATTACTTCTATCAACATAAAGGCTACAAGGTCATCGATGTCAACTGCGTAACCATTGAGGGCCTCATTCATGCCAGAAAACTCGGCTTCAGAAAATATTGCCCGCCATCAGATTTCTTCAACGAGAAATCGCACAACGACCACGGTGGACCGGACTACAAACTTTATCGAAGCCTGGAACCTTCGGTACCATTAAGGCCATACAGAAAGGGGGCTACATTATGCCTTGCAGTATGGACGAACAATCCAAGTGGCGAAGGGGATCCAGACCGATACTATGATATGACAGCAGATAATAATCTTCCACTGGTGGACTATCTTCATTATGACTGGTATGTGGGTGTTATGAAGGATGGGGTCACGCTGAGACCTGAGAAAGTCAAACGGTTTTTTAGGAACTATCACCAACTCTCCGAGATTGTCTTTTTAACCCCGCAGGACATCATGGGCGTAGGCTAACCGTTAATAAATCATAAATATTTATTGGCCAAAAAAAGCACATATATATAATATTTTGCGCGCGCGTGTGCGTAGCAAGATTTGGTAGTTTCAAAAATTCTTCGTACCTTTGCAGCCAAGACAAACGGACAGCAGTGTAAAAGGCCGCGATAGTGGCGTAATGTGAGGCACCTGTTCGCTGTGGCGCCCGGACATGAGCGTGGTAACTGGCTCACTCTCCATGGGGTAAAGTCCGGCCAAATTCAGATATATGCTGAAGGGGTAGGTCACAGAACATCCATAGATGACATGGGTGTTCTGTGGCCTTTTCTTTTTGCGTTCTTTGAAACAATGAGATAAAGCCTGGCATGTCGGCCCCATGAGCCTTGGGAATTGCGGGAACGGGTTAAATGACGCGTTCACTTAGTCCATCCCATGAGCGTAGCGGTGCCAGGTTCCTCTTGGAGAGTGCGGAAAGGAGTTCCGGGTACTTCGGTACGTCTGGGCATCCCTGCAATAATGGGCGGTAAAACGGCTCTCCAATCTTCAGGAGCTGCTGCCGTTGCTGATGCTCCGGCGATTAGTGCCGTGTGGTAGGACAGAACGGTGGCAGCTTTTACAAGAACTTGCTGACTGGATGAACATACCACTCATGTCAGCAGCTCGGTGGCAGAAGGCACTTCAACCTGAAAAAAGTCGCCTACAAACTTTTCCGAGGTGTCAACTGCCATTTTTTAAGAAAACTGATGAAAAAATGAAATATATTATGTACCTTTGCAGACAAATAACGATGGAAGTGCTTCTCAATCTGAAGAAAAACGTCGCCAACGTCATAGTCCGGAAGCACAGCATGAAGCGACTCGCAACAGCGGGCTGCTCGCTGTGCGGATTATGGGTTTATAGTTTGGCGACGAAATTCCCTCAGGTTGCGCAGCGACAGCCCGCTTCCTGTAAATATAATCCGCTCCTACAGGGCATCGGAGCAACCTAAAAACGCCAAACTACTATGAGAAAGTATGTTTTTCTCGCGCTGCTACTGGCAGCAACCAGTGTAGCAGCACAATCAAGGAACATCGAGCCGGAGAAAGCCGGGCAGATGGTAGTCGTAAACCCGGACAGCACAGTGACATTGCTGCAGAAAGAAGAGGTCAAGATGAAGGCCAAGAGCACCAGCTGGGGTATGATTCCCATTCCTGGATCAAGCCTTCTTGACAAAAGCAAGGCCCTCATGGTTATCAAAGGAACAACATCCAAGACCAAGGTTAAGGCCGGAGAGGTGACCCTCGTCCTGAAGGTCAAGAACATCAACGAAAAGGCTCAGGAGGCCATTTCTGTCTGTAAGTTCGAGAAAGAGAAGAAGAACAGGACTCGCATCATGGGGGAATTTGCCATACTGAAAGGTATGGAAGCCAATGCCTCGCTGAATGATGTCAGTCGTACTGTCGAGCAATATGGCTCCGACTGCTACAAGATTACCATCCCCCAGATAGAAGCAGGCGAGTATGCCGTTTTCTTTGACGATGCCACCCACTTCTACACCTTCACGGTGGAATAGCATTATTCCATATCGGATATGAAGAAGGATTATATAGGGCCACACCTGGATATCGTGGCTGTCTGTTCTACAGGCATTCTCGCATCAAGCAGTGATGACGAGAGGCGCAGGGAAAAGAAACGCAAGGAAGAGTGTCGGAGGCGGGAACGCCGGGAACGGGAACGTCGGGAGCGTGAAAGAAGAGAACACTATCACTACTTATATGGCGACCAGCCATAATAATAACAATGAACAACAAACACTTACAACTATGAAAACGATGAAAACAACGAGATATATCTTTCTGGCCATGATGGCCATAGTATGTATGACCTTCACTGCCTGCGGCGGTGATGATGGTGACAGTTCTCCGGCAGGCAGCGGTGACAATGGCGGCGGCGGTAACACCTACGACAATTTGATGGTCATCAACGGTACGAAATATGGACCGATGTTGAAATGCTATATCCTTCAGCACGGAGATGGAACGGCATCGCTGACTTTTGCGAATGTGGATTTGTATTCCGGTACCACTACGGCGACAACGAAGATAACCCAGCTGGCTGTCAAGTTCCAGTATCAAGCAGGGCTTGTTGGACAATATCCTCAGATAGATGTGGACTTCGATGTCAACAGAGTTCCCGCAACACAAGCCCGTGATTTGACAGGCTATAGCTTAAAAGGAACGATGAATATCTCCCCAGATGGTGACAACTATAAGGTTGATGTTGATGTTCAGGATCTTCATATCTTCCAGAGCGACAATGAGACCGGTAACGGCCAGGCTGGCAAACTCGAGCTGCATTATCAGGGGAAGATAGAAAATGGCTACGGGGTAGGTACTGTAAACTAAGAAGCATTGATGTGTATGATTGACACAGAACACAGAGATGACTACGAGGTCTTCTGCCAGAGCCATGGCCTCCGGCAGGATGCCCTCAGTGAGTCACAGTATGCGGACTACCTCCTCAATCAGGAGGAAGCCGCCCACACAGACTATCTCGACTGATATGGATGCCAACTACTATAGCAACTATCTGAAGGATTATCTGACGGAGGTCAACGACCAAAGGAAGGATGATGAAGACTTCATCAGCGCCAGGGCCGATGCCGCATCTGAAGAGTATGAGGTGCAGCGCCGTGCCGGTGCTCCACCACCATGCGCACAAGAGCTGGCCATGGAAGTCCTGATGGAAGGGTTAGAGTGATCTTTGAAAATCTGAGATAAAGCCTGGCATGCGGCACTCGAGCCATGGGAGAAGCGGGAGGCGGTTACGGCGGCCTCATGTTGACCGGCCCATGATCCTTGGGAGTGCGGGGATAGGTTACGACCTGTCAAGTGACCATCCCAGAAGTGTTGCGGTGCCAGGCCCTTATATCGCCGAAGGACTGGATAACGGTTCTTGTATGTGCAACTTCTGGAACATTGGTTCCATTGGCAACATCTACAGGTTGAGACGTGGTATGCAGGGGGCGTTCATAACGAGCATCTGCACCCAGTGAAGGCGATTACTACTGGAGAGGGCGGAATAGGTAACCACAGGTGCTTCAGCACGTCTGCGAGGGTCTGAGGAAAATTCCGATAATGACTTGAAAAACGGCTCTCCAAACTTCAGGACTGTCAGGTCGGGGTATGCGGATTTCATCTCCATACGTTTTACCACTTGACAGTTCTATTTTCTATCGGCTGCTGCTGTTGGCTCACGCTATTAAGTTAGTGTCATGTGACTCGACGGTGGCAGCTTTTACAAAGAAAACAAATATAGTATGGAATACAACTTTACCGATGCCAGTAAGGTGTTCTTCACCAGTGACACGCACTTCGGCCATCAGAACATCATCCGCTTCTGCAATCGTCCATGGGCGACAATAGCAGAGCACGACCAGGCACTGATCGATAACTGGAATGCAATAGTGCCGGAAGATGCCGTCGTGTTCCACCTGGGCGACTTCAGCTACAAGGGTGGTGGCTTTCCTGCCATGTGGTGGATCAAAGGCCTGCTGCATGGCCAGATAGTTCTGATACGTGGTAACCATGACCCGGACACCCGAAAGCCACAGAACCTCCGGCAGCTCCAGCAGATTTTTGAGGGAGTCTTTGACCAGCTTGAAATCAAAGTGGAGGGACAAAGAATTTTGATGAATCATTATCCGCTGTTGACATGGCCACATATCTATGATCAGAAGATGCCGACTTGGCAGATATTTGGTCACGTCCATCTTTTCAATGGCAAGAGTGATGTTTATCGGTCGAGTATTGCCAAATGTTGTATCCCGACACAGTATGAAGTCGGTGTGGATCTAAATAATTATCGCCCCATCAGCTTTCATCAGCTGAAGGAATGTATAGAGTATCAGGTGCAACATCAATGTAATGTAATCTATTGGCTGGGGAAGACTTGACGGAATATCAACTAAAAGTTGACGAAAAATCAAGTCGGACTTGACATTTTAACATGAAAAGTTGATATAAAATCAAGTTTTGCCCCGAAAAATGGTTAAAATACCAATTTTATTCGTACCTTTGCCGGCAGAAACTGGAGATTTTCTGGGCATAAGGTGGTAAAGATGCGTTCCCCGCTGTTGTAAAGCCCAGCCTGTCATGAGCTGCTACCGTTGCTGATGCCCCCGCGATTAGTGCGGAGTGGTGTAACAGAACGGCGGCGGCTCTTTTTTGCTCGATAGTTTGGTTATTTCAGAATTTTGTTGTACCTTTGCAACGTCTTTTGAGTCTGATAAGGAACTACGGTGTAGGTGCACCTTTCCCTCAAAAGATTTGCTATTAGTTGATGAATCACCTGAAAATGCACCGTTCCGCTCACTATTAGCTTTTAAATTAACATTATTCAATACACGCTCACTTTCCTGCAGAAATATTTGGCGATATCGGAATTATTGCTTATCTTTGCACCATCAGCGAAGGAAATGACGGCATGTTGATGTTCCTCATCATGAGAAACGGAGGCGGTTTCCATCGCTCTTTTCCGGCTGCTGCTGTTGGCTACGCGATTAAGTTCGTGTTCTGTAGTTCGACGGTGGCAGTGTTTTTTTGACTCTTTATCCTTGGCGGTCTCAAAATTTTGTTGTACCTTTGCAGTAGGAATCTACGGATTTTATGACAATTTAGGAGAATTGCGGCAAAAACGTTGCAGATAAGGGGTTTCGGGAGATGGACGGGAGACGGTTGATACAGATGACTACATGTTTAATACGGTATTAAGGAAAGATTTACGTCTCTAATTCGTAACCTGTTTTGGGATTTGAGAAAATCGCGGAGAATCGGTTACTTTCGGACATTGACTAATTTTGCAAACTGAAAAATGAATGTCAAACTTGTAAAATTAGAGAAGAAATGAAAAGTACGTATTCGGTGATTTTCTACCTCAAGAGGGAGAAACTGAAGAAGGATGGAACCTATCCTGTGATGGGTCGTATCACGGTGGACGGCACACAGTGCCAGTTTAGTTGCAAGGTGAACTGTGACCCAAAGATATGGGAAACGAAGGGTGGCCGTGCCAAGGGCAAGAGCGTAATGGCCCGTAATGTCAACATGGAACTTGACAAGATCAAGACACGCATCGACAACCACTACAAGGAGATTGTGGAGCGCGACAACTTTGTCACGGCTGAGAAGGTGAAGAACGCCTTTCTCGGTCTGGAGTACCGCCAGCAGACTCTGATGACAACCTACGCCCAATGGGTGGCTGACTACGAGAAGCAGGTGGCAGGCGGTCTGAAAGCACAGAAGACACTTGAAAAGTACCAGTCCGTCTATAAGCATGTTTCCAACTTCCTGCAGTTCCATTACCATGTGAAGGATAGAAGGAGATTATGCCTTCGTTCATCAGCGACTTCGAGATTTATCTGAAGACGGAGAAGCATCTGTCGCACAATACGGTCAACATCTATGTGAAACCGATTATGATGCTGATGCACCGTGCACATGAAAACGGCTGGGTGAGCCGCTATCCGTTTGGCGAATACAAAATCGGCAAAGAGGAAGTGGAGAAGGGATTTCTGACCAAGGAAGAACTGCAGGCACTGATGAATATTCCCAACTTGAACCCCAAACGTTCGTTGGTGCGTGACCTTTTCGTGTTCTGTTGCTTCACTGGCTTGGCATGGGTGGATCTGAAGAATCTGAGTGAAGATAACATCGTGAAGAATCCCGTTGACGGCAGTCTGTGGATTCACACCCGCAGGCAGAAGACTGGCGTGGCAGAGAATGTCAAGCTGATGCCGCTTCCGCTGGCCATCATGGAGAAATACCGTGGGCTGTGTGATGACGGTCACATCTTTCCCGTGCCCAAGTTCCAGAGTGACTGCATGATACTCAACACCGTCGCCAAAATGTGCGGCATCAAGAAGCATCTCACATGGCACATGAGCCGGCACACGATGGCAACCGTTGTTTGTTTGGCCAATGGAATGCCGCTGGAGGTGGTATCGTCGGTATTGGGACATAAGAGTATCGACAGCACCCAGATTTATGCCCGTATCACACAGGAGAAGTTGGGCAGCGAGATGGATATGCTGGCTTCACGTCTGTCAAAGATTGAGCAGTTCGTGCCGAATGTTGGCGGTGTAATATAAATAAGGTGGAGGACATGACTATGACAAAGCTGATGAAACGAGACCTGATTGTGTTCGAGCATGAACGCTTCGAACTGACAGGCTATGATGTATGGATGACGGCAGGCGAGATTGCCGAACTGTTTGGAGTAACTATCATGAAGGTACGCGGCTGCATCAGGAAGATGGAAAGGGATATGTGTATCAACATCTTGTCCGTATCGCGCTACGAACTATTGGAGAACGGCTACAAGGGTGAGCAGTACAATCTGGAAGCCATCATTGCCATCTCCTACTACATTAACACTGGCCTGTCCCATGAGTTCCGCCACTGGATATGCGACAGAACGACCAAGCGAAAGGAACGTGCCATGATAGTCTATTTCTAAGAAGAAGTTTGAAGCCCTGCTCGATTCACATCGGACAGGGCTTCTTTGAAATCGTAAACATTGAAAATATCGTATGAACTTATCTTCTGAGAGATTTCCGC